GCCAACTGACCCTGCAGGATCAAAGAAGGCCAAGCTGGTGGTGTGGTCACGGTTTTTTGTGGTGTTGAATACTGTCATAATTATTCCTTTTAAATTTTGCAACTATCGCAATCGTCAATTTCATCAATGACAGTAGGAATCACACTTTCAATGAGAATACTTTTACGTGAAAGACGTTCAATATCAATTTCGCCTGACCCATCATAGGTATTAAAATAATACAACTGCTTTCCACCATATTTGTAAAACATTACTAAATGTTTGAGCATGTCACTCATGGTGATCTTCTCTTCATCATAGTGCTGGGGATTGTATGAGGTATTGACACTGATGCCTTGGTCAATGTACTTTTGTAATACTGCACATATTTTTAAATAGCCTTCAGGACTTTTTTGATCCCACAGCAATTCGTATTTGTTTTTCAAACGGCGATATTCTGGTACTACTTGCTTGAGCACACCGTCCTTGCTTTGTTTGATGCTTACATAGCTACGTGGTGGCTCAATGCCGTTGGTGGCATTTGAAATTTGTGCCGATGTTTCTGCTGGCATTAGTGCCATCAATGTACTGTTACGAATTCCGGTGCGCTTGAGTTGATCACGTAGGCCGGTCCAGTCAACAACATCACGGTGTGTCACCAATTCATCAACTTCTCGTTTGTAAGTGTCAACTGGCAATACTCCTAGATGGTACTTGGTCTCATTGCTCTTGGGACATGCGCCAAATTCTTCAGCAAGATCAGCACTGGCTTTGATGAGATAATAACTCCAGTGTTGTGCCCATTCGTCAACCTTGGCCAATGCCGCTGGATCACTGTAGCTGAGATCATTCTTGGCCAACCAATAGGCCAAATTAATGATGCCGACACCAAGCGGGCGGCGATTCTCTGTGGCCAGCTGAGCAGCCAGAATAGGATAGTGTTGGTAACTCAACAATGCGTCAAGTCCACGAACTGCCAGAGTACAGGCTCTTTCCATGTCTTCGGGATTTTTAAACACACCCCAGTTCAATGCGCTGAGTGTGCACAATGCAATCTCACCTTCGGGATCGTTGATGTCATTGAGCGGTTTTGTGGGCAAGTCAATTTCACAGCAAAGATTGCTTTGTCTAATTGGCGCAACATCGGCAATGAAACTACCATGCGAGTTTGCATGGTCAACATTCATTAAGTACACACGGCCAGTGTCTTTGCGTTCCTGTACAAACATTGAAAACAAATCAATGGCTTTGATTTTTTTCTTGCGTAGTTTGGTATTGCGTTCTGCGGTCTCATATAACTCGCGGAAACGATCTACGTCTTTGTAAAATGCATCAAACATTTCTGGAACATCATTGGGCGAAAACAAAGTGATGTCGCCATTGGTTAACAAACGTTCGTACATGACTTTGTTGAATTGTACGCCATAGTCCATATGGCGTACACGGTTATCGTCGGTGCCTTTGTTGTTTTTGAGTACTAATAGATCTTCAACTTCTAAGTGCCATACTGGATAATACAACGTTGCCGCGCCATTGCGCACTCCACCTTGACTACAGCTACGTGTGGCTGCCTGAAACATTTTATAAAAAGGAATTACGCCAGTGTGATAAGCATCACCATTACGAATGGGACTGCCAAGAGCACGAATACGACCGGCTCCGATGCCAATACCTGCCTTTTGACTTACATACTTTACAATGCTTGAAGTGGTGGCGTTGATGCTATCTAAGCTGTCGTTGGTTTCAATTAACACACAGCTAGAGAATTGTCGTTGTGGTGTTCGAACTCCGGCCATGACTGGTGTGGGCAAACTAATTTGGTGTGTGCTAATAGCATCGTAATAATCTTTGACATAGGTCAATCTTGTTTCTGTGGGATACTTGCTAAAAAGTGTGGCTGCAATTAGCACATAGGCCATTTGTGGAGTTTCAAATATTTCTTTGGTTACACGATTTTGTACTAGATATTTGCCGCGCAGTTGTTCCATTGCGGCATAAGTTAGTTGTTCATCTCGTTCGTGTCTAACAAATCCATTGATTTTCTCCCAGTCATCAGCTGAATATTCGGCCAACAATTCAGCATCATAAAATCCACGCTCAATGTTTTTCTTAACTAGATCAAGTATATGGCTGGGAGTAAATGCACCGTACACTTGTTTTCGTAAGTGATAGCAAATCAATCTTCCTGCCACATACTGATAATTTGGATTTTCTTCGCTGATTAAATCTGCGGCGCTTTTAATTAATGTTTCTTGTATACTTGCTGTAGCAATACCATTGTAAAATTGTAGGTGACTTTTTATTTCTACCTCACTTGCCGATACACCAGTTATTCCCTGGGTTGCCCAAAAAACTACTTTGTGCAGTTTTTCAATGTCTAGTAGTTCTCGTCTACCACCTCTTTTTTGTACTTGTATTTGCGTCATATGTTGTAACCTAAATGTTGTTGTAATTGTTCAGCACTAATTTGCCGAGTTATTGTTATTGCCGTTGAGTCGATATTTAACAGTTCACCTGGGGCCCAATTCAGTATATATTTTCCATGGTTGACCAGGACTAAATTGCCCCGATCTGTCTGCGCCACGGATAGAGATTCTATGCCTGGGCATGATGACATTAGTATAGTATACGCTATTCCCTGGCATCTTGCAAGATCACAGTAGTGATTTTTTTCCAATAAGTCCCAAGGACCTGGCCAAGTTGTGTAGTTATCCCAATTCAAATATTGATTGACCATAGGTACACGCCACCACCAGTCGTTGACTGCGTGGAGGTATTGTTCTTGGGTAAGATTGTTGGGATTGGATCTTAGGCTGTACCAATCGGCCAGCCGTTGTTCAAATAAATCAGGCCACACGTTTTAGGCTAAATGTGATATTGAATAAGTCAAGAATCCAACAAATCCAGTGCTGGTGGTAGTGTATTCAACTGATACCTGATTGGCTGATTGGTCCACTGCAAGTGTAACGCCGCAATTCACATTTTCAGTGTAGTCGTCAGTGTAGTTCGGTAGCGTACTATCTGTTGGTGCACTAGTCACAGTCAATATGCCAGTTCTAACACCGACATCTCGCACTATGGTGTATTGCATTTGAAATGCGCGAGTGACTTCACTGTTAACATTGAGAATAGTTTGATTGGCTGAATTATCATCTAAAGTAAAACTGCGACCAGCTTCTCTAGCATACTGACCCATTTGTAACAATGTGCCGCCGGTGGCTGCACTGGTGCTTAAAATTTCAACACGCGGTATTTCAAATGCATCAGCATCACTGCGTTCAAACAAATCATTGGATGAAACATTGTTGTCGTTGCCAAAAGAAATCACTGCTGATGTGGGATTGGTTGCGCCAATGCTGTTGCCTACATTGTAAAATATATTGAAGGCAGAAACGTTGAGACTGACCTGATCATAGACAATGCCTTGATAGTAGACATTGTCAAAGAAGTTGTGCACAGCACGGAATCCAGTTACGTTGCTGTCCAACACTATTCCTTGGTAAACAGTGTTGAATTGACTGTTAGACACCACGGCAGCATTTAACAATGCGTCTGTGCTGATGCCGTACTTGATGTTGGTGAATGCACATTGTTCAAACACAATGTTGTTGCAAATATTTGATCCAATGCTGGCAAATCCCACAGCAAAACTGTCATCTAACGGAGTTGCACCAGCGGCAGCCAACTCAGACAAAGTGACGTTGCCAACAAACCCAACATTGGAAAATGAGCATTGAGTGGCTTGATCGACCAAAAACACATTGGTGCTGATGGCAGATTGAAATGCCATGTTGTTGATCTCAATGTTGGTAGGAGGGGTAGCGCCATTGTTGCCAATGCTGGCACCAGTTTGCTGGCGGCTGTCACCATACTGGGCCACGTAATTGGGTATAGAAGAATCATCGGGTTGTAGTAGAATGATTGAACTATTGATACCTTCGCCCACTAAACGAGCATAGGTGGGAATAACAACTGTGCTAGTGATTCTATATGTGCCGGCTGGGAAAAACAAACTACGACGAATTTGTGTGTTATTTTCTCGGCAGTAAAGTTGATAGAATGCTCGGGAAATGGCAGCCGTGTCGTCTGCTACTCCATCACCCACTGCCCCAAAGTCTCTGACACTGGCCATGTCATCCAATTTGGCCTGAACTGTGCGTACCACAGGAGTGCTACTTGTGGGGCCGGTTTGTGCGGCATACCCCACTGCTATATCTGCATAGGTGTAATTGCTGAGTGTTGTGATATCTGAATACTGGGTTAGTATTTCAGTATTTCCAATTTCTGGGGCGCCATCTTGTAGGGTTCCGTTGCCAATGAACAAGCGACGACTATCAACGCACCAGCCAAGTTCTGCGCCGGCTAACTGCGGTAAATCTTCTGTGTAACCTTTACGGTTGGTAATTCGTGAAATCTGTACTATAGCCACGGTAGTATCCTCTGTTTAGAGTATTTAGCTGATCATGTAGTACTGTTCCACACGTTTGTTCCACTCGTTGTTCCAGTGTGCAAACTCGTCCTGTTCAATCACATATTCAGTGTAAACCGGTTTGCCTAGTGCGCCGTCGGGCAAAACTGCAGGTTGTTGGGCCATCATGATCACCCCTGTTTTGATATCTGTGCCGTGGGTGCTATTATGTGCCGAGGCATAGGCTGCAAGTTGGATAAAATAGTCATCAATCCATTCACGTTTTTTGGGCTTGTTGGTTTGTTTAAAATCAATGATTGCAGGCTGTCCTTTCCATAACCCAAGACAGTCTGTGGTTCCTGCATATAACCCACTGTAATAAACTGGAACCTCTACTCCCCAAAATTCATCCACATTGCCCAGACCTTGAAGGATAACTTCTGCGGCCATAAACCAACTGGGCTGTGCGAAAGGATTTCCGGGCAAGGGTTTCATGTCTGATTGCAGTGCATAATGCTCTAGGTAGGCATGCATTCTGGTGCCTCGATTGGCAGCTTCTGTGGTAATTTGCTGTGCTTGTTGCTCGCCCACACGCTTTTTCCAGTTTGCAAGAGCCTGGCGCTTTTCTTCAGGCTTGGTACGATCTAGTATGGTGGTGACACTGGGAACTTTGCTGCCGTCGGGCAAACAATAATGTCGTTTGCCGTTGATGGTTGTTCTATCAAGCGGGGCGTAATTATAGCGTTGAGTTATCATTAAATTCTAAAACTTTCTCCGCAACCACAGCGGTCACGTTCATTGGGGTTGCGAAATTCAAAGCCTTCGTTGAGTCCATTGCGGACCCAATCCATTTCAAGGCCTTGAATATAAGCCAGACTTTTTGGATCAATGTAAACATTAACACCTAGAGATTCGAATAGTTGATCATGTTCGTCTACAGCATCAACATATTCTAACACATAAGCAAGCCCCGAGCAACCAGTGGTTCGAACACCTATTCGAATACCGTCGCCTTGGCCGCGCTTTTGAATTTGTAATTTTACTTTTTTGGCTGCTTGTTCAGTTAGCGAGATCATGTTTTGCTTTATAATCTGCTACCGCCGCTTTGATGGCATCTTCTGCAAGTATTGAACAGTGAATTTTAACAGGGGGGAGGGCAAGCTCATCAGCAATCTCGCTATTTTTGATCGCTGCCGCCTCGTCAAGTGTGCGTCCTTTGACCCACTCAGTAATGAGCGAACTACTCGCAATCGCCGAGCCGCAACCATATGTTTTAAATCTGGCATCTGTAATGACTCCTTCAGTATTTACTTTGATTTGAAGTTTCATAACATCGCCACAAGCTGGGGCACCAACCATGCCAGTACCAATATCAGTATTACTCTTATCAAAAGATCCAACGTTCCGGGGGTTTTCATAATGATCAACCACTTTTTCTGAGTATGCCATAATAATTCTTTCTATTTGTTTAACATTGATTGATACCCGTCAATGTATGGGTTAGGTGTGCGTTCAGGATCCAGGCCGTCAAACAAAACTTTTAACTGTTTATAATTTAACACCACATTGCGGTAGTTGTAAGGGGCTTTGTTTAAAAAGTTAAGCCTACGAGCTCGAAAAGTATTTGATACCAATCCCAATCGATCCAAAACATGCTGATGGTCATTTACAAAATCTTCAAAATAAAACTCTTCAATCACTGCATATGGCCTTGACAAATCAACACTTTTTGAATGCCATGTGTTAAAACCATATTGCCATAAAAAATCTTCTTCACTGACAGTAAACGGAACAATAGTCTGATTACTATAAATTGTAGATTGTTGTGTATGCCAAACAATACAATTGGACATTATTGATGCAAATGCATCTCGACGTTTTACAATTATTAATGCGGTATTCGAATAATTGTCTAACACGTACCGCGGATCATGTGAGTGTACAGTTTTTAAAAAAGTTTTATCACCTGCAGATTTTATTATATCTGCAATTAAATTACCCCCAACTCGCGGAGGAGCACTAATCAAATAACGCTCTATGGCGTTGGACTGCTTCACTAGTTATATCCCTGTCCTGCTATACATATTTCACATTCGCAGTCAGGGCAATAATCACATTTGGAACATCCGTGTCCACAATGCTGGTCGCATCCGCATTTGCATTTGAATACGTAGCGTTTGTAATTTTCAAACTGCAACGTGTTACTGTGTGCAGGTTCTTGTTCGTGTAACTGTGCCATCAGAATTTTCTGTTTCGGTCCAAGGACTGCAATTTTGTTTTTGTGTTTGTATTACCTGCACTGGAGGTTGTACAATAACTGGATCTGGGCGTGTTGCACTATAAATTACTGCGCCACCTATGATAGCCGGAACCATCCAATTCAATCCGCCATTGTGGCGCCAGTGACTATGTCTATGATGGTATTGGTGGTGTACCTGCCAACGAGGTTCGACTACTAGTCTAGAACCGTGACGTTCAGGGCCAGCAAAGGCTGGTACTGCGGCGATAGCCAGTAATAAGACTGCAAATAATTTTTTCATAATGATCTCCTCGAATGTAAGTGTTATTATTATATAACGCATTACCCATCAGTTTAGTATACTACTTTTTTGAAAAGAAGTCAACTACTTTCTTCTGAATATTACGAGCAAATTCTGGTTGAGGGAAGTTCCAGCCAATAAAGGCACCAATGGCTATTAAAAAGATAGTTTCTAACATGTTAAATTCCTTTACTAGCGGCTCTTTTGGCCATTTTATCCACGGTAGCGCGAGCTTGATCTGGATTCATATCAGAATCGTCAACTTCGGGTTCCGCGCCTTTGAATGTTATTTTATCTGGCTCTACATTTGATATCAAGCCGTTTAGTGGTGGCTGCGATGCCATTGCGGCCAATTGCGATTGGCCCAAGCTTATGCCCATGTCGCGGGCCAATTTTAAAAATGCCTGGGTTGATATAGTTTTTGGTGCGTTGGTATCCTGGGCGCGACCAATTAAAAATTGTGTCAGCGCCGCAAGTTTTCCTTTGTCCACACCTGATTGTTCAACTTCAAGTATTAACACTTATTTTCTACGCTCACGTCCCAGCGCGGCTGCCAAGTCTTTGGTATCATCAACTTCGACATCGGCATCAACTTCAACATCGGCCATGTCGCCATCATCAACTGAGGGCATATCATCAGCACCCATGCCCATGTCTCCACCCAGCTCTTCGCCTGGCACTGATGGCGCCTGACCAGTGATGGCACCTTGTGCGGCTTCAAGTTGTGTCTTACCTTGTTGCACTGCACTCAACAAAGTGCTCAATGCGGCACTGGCCTGTGACTGATATGCTGTTGCTTGTTCAGTTCCCATGTCATTGCGAATACTGTCAACCAACGCAGGCAAATCTTTGAACTGCATTTCACTGATGTCTTCGGTCATTTTCTGAACACGATCCAACATGTCTTGACTGGCCAACACTACTTGTGCTGTTTGCAATTCGCTTTCTTTGACCATGCGCTTCATGCCGGGCTTTTTGCCTTCCTTTTTCATGAGAGCAATTGCTGTCATGGTTTTTTGTTCTTCAGGATTTAAAGTCTGCCCATTGCTGGCTTTTTGAATAGTTTGCTTGGTTTTGGGATCATTGACATCAATTGCCAAGGGCGTTTCTCCCATTTCTTTTAAATGTGCAGTCAATGCTTGTTCTATCATCATCAACTTTAGATATGATGGATCTTGCTCGCTCTTATAAAAGCTGGTCTGCGAGCGCTGTTCTGTGACAAGGCCGCGTACACGTTTTAACAGGTACTGTGTAGCCTTGGGGCTAAGTGTGTCTAAACTTAGATGTTGCCCCAGGCGGCTTTCAAGCACTTGCTTGATATTTTTTACCCGGGGTTGAGTGTTTAGTTCGTGCAATTTCATCGTTGAATCCTTTTAACTGCCAATATTTAGCCACATTTACACATTTTTCCAATCTTGAATTTATAAAAAATAACAATTGTTCTTTTTGTGAAATTTTAGCTGCCACACTATCACGGATCACAGGATCAGAATAGTGTTTGTAAAGTTTTTGCTTTACTGATAAATCTGCTTGGATTTGCTGTCGCTTAGAATCCAACTCAAGTATTTCCTGGGCTTTGATGACTTGATTAAACTTATCAAGTATGCACCAACTCAGTGCTGTTTTTTTGCTGGTAAAATTAGATATTAAATTTTCCCTGCACAACACCTGCACTATGCCATCTGAGTCTATAATACGATACTTGTCAAACACTAAAAATCCACGGTCAGTGTTGATTATACTGTTATCTTTTGCACTTGCCGCTGTGTCGCCTAGGATTCGCTTGATGCGTTCTTCAAAGTCTATGTTTTTCATTTAAGTACATAATTAGTAATCAGATAGCCTGTGGTTGCAATAAGAAATCCAATCAACCCCATGCCCCAATTAATCAACTGATCGTTTCTTTTTTCGGCCATTTTATGCACAATACCGTGTACATCATGTATCATTGATTTAAGGCTGGCAATATTGCCTTCTAGTGTTTCTAGTTTTTCTTCAAGATAGCGATATCGTTCGGCACATAATTCTACATGAGCTTCCAAGCTTTTCTTTTCGATTTCTGTGGTATCAGTTCTCATGAGGCAAATCCTTTTTTTTATTTACCAATATCTGCGGTGAACCAAATATTGGTGTCTTCCGCAAAAGGACAGAGAACCAGGCTGTTTGTCAGTGTTTCATCTAGACCCAGTATCATGGGAACACCGTTAGAGTCTTGCAACAATGCCCCAACAACATTGTTGCTGTTGCTGATGGATTCTATTGAATCAATTGTAAATTCAAACTCCCAGCAACCATCATTGTTTTTGACTGGATCAGTGATATCGTAAGGCAGGGTTCTCAGAGATATGATTTGATTTATTGTTTCCCAATTGCGTTGCTGATTTCGACTGCGGTACCATAAATCTTGATTGGATATTACCTTGCCAGTTTCGTCTGTAAACGGCATTCTAGAAGAGTTGTAATTGCTACGTACACCAGTGGCTGTGATGTCAAACAATGTTTTGCATTTGATTTGACAGGTCATGTTGTTACGTGAACTCGACAGTTGGCACTCAGAATATATCTATTATTTTTTCCATGATAGGGAACTGCACTGTGTTGTATCCAACTAGGGAATACCACCAACATGCCGGGCGCGGGCAATATGTCAATGCTGTTATCTTTGCTGATATACCTTGATCCTATATCTGAGTACATGGTGTGATTGGGATTGTAGAATCGATTCACTCCGTTTTTACTTGTGGGCGACATATCTCCGCAGTCGAGATAATAAATGCAACTCCAAGTGCTGTTGGGATGAACATGCATGTCATGATATCCACCGTCACGAGTTATGTGGCACCAAGATTCGTGTAATTCAATTTGAACATTTAATTTCTCTGGCCAGTTACGTTTGTTGGCATCGTAACTGGCTTGGAACATACAGTTTTTAACCCAATGAGCCCATTCAGTCACTGCTGGGCTAGGGTGTGTTACAAAGTCAAAAGTGCTTTCGTAAAGATTGTGTTTGATGTCTGCGCTGACATTGCTGTTGCGCTGTTGCGTCTCAAGGTCATGGCAAACTGTTTTGAGTTCCTTGACATGCTGGTTGTGTTCGGGCCAGTCGAACGAATAGAACATTGTTGGCCAAAGTGGCATTGATTGCATAATACATGTATTTAACGGCCAAGAAAAACCCCGGAATAAATCCAGGGTTGTTCTGAGAGCGTAAACTCTATTAGGCCAATTTGAAGCCTGGGTCAGTAACGTCTGTACCAGACACGTTAACACCTGTCACAGTGCCATCGCTGGCTGTGATCTGAACGTTGCCTAGAGCTTTCAAGGCTGCGTCCAAAGTTGCCGCTGTCCATGCATCTTGTGGATACACAGCATAGCTGATTTGGCCGGTGTCATCGCCTTCAACTTGGTACTTGGCAATAGTTGCTGTACGTTGAATAGCTTGGTTGATTTGAACTACTACGCCAGGTGTAAACACGCCGCCGCTGTAGCTGCCAAGTTGAGTGCGCAAGTCAATAGCTTGGTTAGAACCATTTTGCACAATTACTTTGAAAAAGTCAAGCTTGGGGCCGTCCATCTGCACCAAGGCAGCTGTGGCACCAATGTTACCGACTTGTGAACCGTTGTTGATGTCTAACGCAAATACTGGTTGTGCGTCACCATTAAAGGGTGGAAAATATGCCATTTTAAAAATCTCCTAAGTTAGTGGCCTTTCTGGGCCTACTTTTATTTAGTCAATTGACAAAAAAACGGTTACTTGGGATTGTTTTGTGCGGCATTTCCAGCTGAAAACACCCCGCGATTTACCAGTTTTACTAGCCCAGTTGGAGTGGGCACAACAAAGCCTTCACCTTCGGCTTGACCGCCTGTGCTTTGTTCAAGCCCTTGAACTTGTTGTTCTAGTTGTTGTGCTAGGTTTAATTTTAAATTGTAAATTGCGTTCCAAATTGCCAATAGTCCCAGGTGGGCCTGGCTGGGCACTGGTTTGTTGTTGGCATCTAGGGTGTAGAGCTTGCCCGGGATGTTACCAGACTTGGCATTGTACTGACCATTGACGTCGGGATTGCCGGTCACCAATTCGCTGTACTGTTTGGCACTGGATTTGGTTCTCATCCAGTTGGGCATGCTAAATTTTGTACCACCAATGATGCGTTGATTAAAATAGGTCTGCATTTGTGCTCGTGTGCTAGATGGCAACGAGTTTAGTAGTGCGTCTACGGCTGCACCATATGTGCTGACAGTTTGTTTGGCATCTGTAATTAAATTGGCCGGGGGCTTTAATGTAAATGAGATACCAATGTTGGGTCGAATGATGTCAACACCGCCGTTGACATTTTCCAGACCTTGGCCGTTCCAGACCTGAGCTGTTTGATCGCCCAGGTTAGCAAACTGTTGGTGCACCACAATGCCGCCAGTTTTGCCAGGTATAGTTTTTCCAAGTTCACTGTTGGCAGGTATTGAATACTGTACAAGATTGGGTTTGAATACATACTTGCCACCCTGTGGTTGAAGTTCTCCAGCCCACATCAAGTCGCCCCAATAGAATCCTGGACCTTTGGTGGCAGCATCAAGGCCAGGCCATATGGCTTTTAATTTAGGGTACAAGTCACTTCTTAGGTTACCAGATTTTTTCTGCTGGTCGTACTTGATCCAATCTTCAGGACTCTGCGCTGGATACTTGGCATCAAACATGTATTTGTCCATGACTGCCAAACGTCCATTGGGCAATCTACCCCAAATCAAGGCAGGTTTGCCATCCCATTTAATAGTAGTCTTACTGGCATTGGTGATGGCGCCTTGCAGGTCTTGTATGGCTCGGTTGGCGGCTGCACTGCCGCCCATGAAGAAAGCATCCTCAGGATGCGGAATTCTAGGATCTTTCTTTTTGACCGGGGCTTCATCTTCAATAATAATGTGATATCCTTGATTGACAATTCTATCACGTAGACGAGCCATGAAACTAGCTTCGCTTTCTTGCACTGGTGCGCCGGGTTCAGCAAGCCCTTCTCTGGCAAGATATTCTCTAAAATCTTTAAGTTTGGCATCACGCTGTGGATCTTTTTCCAAGGCGGAGTAGATGCTTTCTACATTTTTTAAATTTTCACGGGAGGCGCTGGGCCCTAATAATACTTTAGCTACATAGTCAGGATCCATGCCACCATCAACCAATTGATTTGTTTCACGGCTAAGCATGCCATTGGCGCCTACTTTGAAACCCAAGGCCTTTGCTATTGAACTCATTAACACATTGCGGTTCATGCCCTTGTATGCAGATCCTTCTGCACCACCATAATAGAATGTGCCCCAGTCCAGGTTAGGAAAAAACATAAAGTCAGTTTGCACATAGCCTTTGTTGGGGTCACCGGTAATAGGGGTTTTAAAATGCACTTCGCCTTTTTTAACCACCCATTCACGTGGGTCAAGTCCTTGACTTGTGACCCATTGAGTAAGTTTGGCCGCAATTTGATCTTTGGTCACTTCACCAACGTCCACCCCAAGATCGAGGTCACCACTGGTGGGCTTGCGGCCAGTTGATCCCAACCAACGTTCTTTGGGGAATTTCATGCCCAGGACTTTTTCTACAAATGCAATGGTGGCAGGTACGTCAGCTTGATTTATACGCTGTGTTGCTGGATTGCCAGCTGGGTCTTTAAAGACATTTCCGCCTTCAGTTAACATCAGTGCGCCTTACTGTGCGAGTAAATTTGCTGGGATCGCGATCTCGAATAGCATTTAACAATTTTCGATTTAGTTTTTCAGCTTCTTCAGGGTTATAAGTAGATTCAATTTGCTCAAGCAAACGAATGGCTGATGATATAACATTTGAGGCGCGGCTTTCGATTACATATTTTTGATCAGTTTGTTGAAACCTATCTTGATATATTAAATCTAGCTCTTCAAGGATGCTACGGGTTTTCTTTTGCATTTTTGTTTTGGACCTTTATACTCTATTTATTGCATCATTGGCATATATGCTCGTAAATATCATACTATGAATCGCTTGTTTACATTTGGCTGTAGCCTAACTAATTACCATTATCCAACTTGGGCTGATATAATAGCCACAAACTTTGATGAATTTCAAAATTGGGGGCGCAAGGGTGGCGGGAATAATTTTATTTTGAACTCCTTGATTGAATGTGATCAACGTAACAATCTTGACTCAACCGACACTGTGATTATACTATGGTCAGGTATCAGCAGAATTGACTACTATCAAGTCAATGAATGGAGTCACTTGCACCATAGATACTTTGATTTAAAAAGTAGAGATGTACCGTTTTCCTGCCCCGACGGTTATCAACTGCTGTCATTGGCCTGGATGGTATCTGCCATAAATTTTCTTGAATCTCGCGAGATCAAATGGAAAATGTTTCGCTGGCAAGAGTTAGACACTGACACTAAAATACATGCACTTTATAAAGACGCATTGCAACCATTGCTGTATGCACCGTTTGAAGAAAATGATCAACAATACAAGCTCAGCCAACAGTCATCAGTGCATGCCGATGACTTGTACCAACGGTTGGCCGGGCCAGACTGGCCAGATCTTGCTAGTATCTTAGATGGATCATATAAAAACAAAAAGTTACCGCTGGGCATTGAGGACGAGTGCGTTGATTTTTTAAATCAAATGAGTCGTGATAAACGCATTCTAGCAAAAAGTTTCAACGAGATAGATCAGCATCCTAGTCCGTTAAAGCATCTGGCATGGGTTAACCAATACTGTCCTGAATACACCATCACCGACAAAACAAAAAATCAATTGACCAGCATTGATCAATGCTTGTTGAATCAACAGCCGTATGATTTTATTCCATCACGACCCCAGAGATTTTAATCAAGGTTGACTCTTGATTTGACCCAGCAGTTGTTTGAGCTTGCTACTTTGCACATCTGCACTCACTTTGGCTGGTTGTTCCCAGGCCGGAGTTCCAGTTGCCCGAACGAATGTAGTAGTATTGCCACTTTCTTCTGATTTAATTTGGCTTTTAGCTTTGATTGATTCCATGATGGAACTTTGTGGCTTGTTGTAGCCAGTTCCTTGGTCGCCGCCTTCATCAGTAATGCGCATTGTTTCAATGTTGTACTCCAAATCAATTTTTTGACCAACGCCGGTCGAGCTTCTAGATTTCATGCATTGTATTTGGTATTTGCCACGCTCTTTCATAGCACGACTTGTAAAAATACCAAACACGTTATCTGCTGTGTTGATCTTTGAAATACCACCCGAAATATGTGAGTGATCAAATTCAATTTCTTCCACAGCGGATCTATTCAACTGACTTGCAGTTACCATTAGGATGCCAAGTTCTTTGGCTAAATTCCGAAGTTCTTCTGAAACGTACTTGTCTTTGACAAACAAGTCGTTGGGGCTGACTTTGGCACTCACCGGCATCAACAAGTCCAGGTAGTCAATCATCACAAAGTCCACTCGCTTGCCAGTTTGAATTTGATACTCTTTCAAGTAGGCACGAATGTCATTGATGTTGCTTTGTGCTGGCAAGCCCTTGACTTGGTAGTTGCCGGATTTTTTTGCAACCAGTTTAACTTTGAGTTCAGCTGTTTCAATGTCTTTGCGAATGTCTTTGGTTGACATATTGGTCAACATGGCATCTGTTCGCAAGCTAGTAAGTTCTTCTGAAAGTTCTAGTGTAATGTAAACTCCGCTGAGCCCGGACTGTAGCCAGTTTAACGCAATGTTCATCATGACCAAACTCTTGCCCGAGCCTGATCCACCTGCAAAGATGTTGAGTTCACCTCGGCTGAACCCACCATACAACAACCTATCCAGCTGTGGCCAACCAGTGCTGACTTGACCGCCACTGTTGAAGTATTTGTTGATGCGAGCACTGGGATCGTCAAAGTAGTCTGTGCCCATGTCCTTGGTCAGGCTGATTTGTACAGCGTCTTTGATTAACTTTTCTACAGGTTCAAACTCGCCTTTTTCCAACAAGTCAGCGGCTTTGAGAATTGCCCTCTCAAGTTCTTGCCGCTTGGTAAAGCTTTCAAACTCGGTCATGAACCAATCAAAGTGTCCTTCATTTAAGTCGGGTACATGTTGCAGTTTTACTCCAGTGGTTGCAGAGATCTGTGACCTGTCAGGCATGGTCTTGTGTTTGTCTGTGTGTTCTTTAATAAACTCGGCTGCTGGTCGTAGACTCCGGTCAAAGTTCTGCGGGTTGTAGATGTTTTGAACACGCACATAACTTTGTGCGTCCTCAAGAATCATTTCTAGAAATAGTCGTTGGACCTCAAGTCCGTATTCTTTTAACAAGTTGTTTCTTCCTTATTTCAATTTTAATTCGGCTGGTCTCTCGGGACTGCATGATAGTTAGCAAAGTACCTAACTTACCCAACTTTATCACAGCATCGTTGACATCTTTGCAACCTTCCGGCCATTCTGGTATGCTTACGCTGTATCCTAGTTCCACAGCACGGTCAATTAATTCTAATCCTGCCTTGTCTTGATCGGGTACCACAATGGCTTCTTTACCTAAACTACGAATCAATCGTGATTGACTGTCGCTTATGGTATTGTGCATAACTGCAAGACCATCAATTGAAAGTGCATCAAAGATGCCCTCGGTGACAATCACATACTGCCAGTCAGGGTGCTGTGAATCTGTGCCGAACACATACCCAGGCTGACTATCACTGATAAACTTGGGTTGCTTGTTATCTAAAAATCTACAAGTCCATCCCACAATTTTATCATTATGAGTGAATGGAATTACAACGTGCGGACGCACCCAATGAACGCCGTCTGTGCGCTCTTGTATCATCACAGGAAAGTCTCGGGGAACACATCTTGACCTCACATACTCTGTGTAATACTTGTGTTCATCAGTCAATAACTCTGCAAAAGGTGGTAGATCTCGTTCTTCAAACTCAATGGCTTGTAGTACATTAAACGTTCGTTGCCTATCTTCTATAATGCCATGGATGTTGCGATGTCGTAAACTTTCAAGATTGAGCATGTCAATCTCATTGTCCGGCACCCCCACCCACCCCAACAGCCTTCGAGCTTTGAATGTTAGCTGTCGTCCTAAAATAAAACTAGCAGTGTAACCACAATTGAAACAATGGTAGCTCCAACCTTGGTCACTGGATTTGAATCCACCACGCTGACGCTTGTCCAAACTGTTGCCGTTGTGGCTACAGCAAACTGCGTTGAAGCTGATCCACCCCGATGGTGTTTGTTTTCTCTTGGCTGGTAGGTAGTTGATTACGTCTATCACACAGACATTATAACACGATCTATCTCTTGTTGCAAGATATCTTGGAGCATGATGTGTCCGTTTTCATTGGGATGGCCGCCCGGAAATGTTAATTGCTTTTCATTGGGGTGTCGTCGCAACCAGTGCACAAAATTGAATCCCGGCAGTATTTTGGAAGGTACTGAAATTTCTTCGTGTGGGGGACTGATATCCCAGATCAACATTGGCAAGTTTCTTCTGGCAGCTAGTCCATCAAAAAAGTACAACGCCTGCTCGTAATTTAACATTGACAAGGGATCGCTTTCACTGAGCACCATGTAGCGTTTGATCATATCAGTCCATTCTCGTGTTACTGGACCATCTTCAACCCCGGCATGCACCCAGGCGCTGTGAACAAATTGATTCCAAGGCGGATCATTGTTCATGCGTTGATGGTTGGGATTGAAAAAACTCATCCTACTGCCTTCAGTTAAGCCAGTTAGCACTAAACACTCTGATGGGTTTGGTTCGTGACGAAGCCACCAAAGAAAAGTCCAAATAGTACTTTGTAAACTTCCACCTGGAATTCCAAAGTTTTCAGTTGGGACACTGTAATGTTTGCCTAGCAGTCCCAAAAAGCAATTGCGTTCTCTGTAAGAAGTATTTTGTAACCAGCTTGGGTGTGCGTTTTTATCGTTGGCTAATAAGGTTGGGTCTAACAACTCATCGCCCCAGACCCAGCTGTCACCAAATCCAACAATTTTTTTAAATTTCATCGATAAGTTATAAGATCTACGTTGCCGTTACTAATACCAAATTCAAGTCTAATATAGGGATGGTATCCTTCAACGTTGATTCCTCTGCGAGCAGTTTCTTCAACAAATGTCAACTCAGATACAGTGTTTCCATTTTTTAAATCTTCAAAAGATATATTGTACCATTCAACCGTGTTGGCGGTGGCGGCGGTGGCGCCTTGAACTGCTATTGTACCTGTGTAGTCCACAGTGTCTAGTTGGAAAGTAGTTAAGGGTGCACCATCTGTGGTCAATGTGCTGGAATAATAAATGCTACTATCCGGTGCTTGGCTGGGAATAGTCAGCACTGAGCTGGCAACAAAGGCAGGAAACACTGAATCAACTATGTCAATGACGCCTCGGGCGCCAGAATAATCGTCAGTGAGCACAGCTTGGTTAAGTACTCCAGAGCTGACTTCAATGCTCCAACTTGCAGGTTGAGCCTGAAAGTGTAGCGTTTCGGCAGCAGTGATTGTAACTTTGGCTCGACCAAGGGCATTACTTAGACTTACTAGTTCTTTGGCAATTAATAAATTTTCGCCATTTTGACTAATAATGCGGAAGGTGAATGTACTACCGGTAATATTTACTGGTTTTTGATCTTGATTTTGGAATTGAAAAAGTATGACATTGTCTACTCCAAGGTTAAGTTTTAAATTTTTTGCGTACACTGGTTCCCACCTCCGGTCAAAGTATGCCCCCGTGATGTCTACCAAAATTACCGTTTGTATTTGTTGATATAAATAGGCAGTGGTTGAATACATGAGGATCTCCTTTCATATTTATGGGTGAAAATTTATTACGTACTTTAAGCGAACGGTGGCCCTTCATCACCCTATGCGTGTATGCCGGCAACGAATACCTGGGTATTATACAAAATCGCGATAACGCAATAACAACTTTGTATGATTTTGGCAGTATTTTAAGCGACGAAGAGAAAAATCAATTTATTGACTTGGCCAATACCTGGTGGTGGGAGAGCAACCGTAGTATCCCCATCAACATATTTTTGAAAGCAGAATGGGAGCAATTTCGCCCCTATCTCAGAACTTTCAGCAATCGAGATCTGCAAATCTTGCACGGTCCTGTGTGCAGTTTAACTGATATTAGTCAGAAGAAGAGCAAACGAAGATCAATTACCCTGGTCAGGAAGCTGGATTAATTTCATCCAGCAGATTCATATGTAGTACCACCAGCATGGCATAGGACAAGCTATGTGACTTTTTAAATGTGTAGCCCCGGCTATCGTCCCCGTTCCAAACTTCATCAAATACTTCGCTCCAAGCACGATTTTGCAAGTGTGCTTTGCCCGGGCGAATAATACTGATAAACGCTGCCATTCTGGGCACACTGTCAGGACGCATACTGCGCAGTAAGTCTGTGTATTTTCCCACGTGAACTAGTTGGCTGGACCATGCAGGATCTTCCCATAATCGCTGCCAGGGTGGTGATGTTGTCAGCAATGTTTCATAGTGTGCTGGGTCACGCACCAACTGATACACACTCATGTTTAAAAAATCCAACTTGAAGTAGCCACGATTTTCGGCAGTTTGATAGTCAATGGCTGCACACTTGTTGATGAGATCTTGCGGGACTTCAGTGACGTACACGCCCGAATTGTGTCGTCGCACTTGCCCATCCGTCACCTGCATGGCTGCGGTATGCTGGATTAATTCAAGCACCTTGCTTCGGTCCGGGAGATCAATGTCGATGTCTGCGCTCATAAATTGTGTATTTGTAGTGAGTGAGTAAACCAACCATCTTCGTTAATTGGTATTGTACGCTCAAGTAGTTGTTGAAGTCTAGCATCAATATAGCCTTCGTAGATGACGTTGATGCTGGGCAACTCAAATTCTTCACCAGCAATCATTCTTGATATTATACTATCACAGTATTGTTTGCTGTGTGCAAAGGGTTGACGTTTTAAAAATTCTTGGTGTAGATTTAACAATTCAACATCATTGATATCAACTGCAAGTTCTAGCCAATTTGCCAGATCATGAATTTCATGTATGAATTGATCCATGTTGTAAAACTTGCCAAACTCAAACCGTTTAACTTGACAACTTTGGTGATACACCATCTGTTCCTGATTGAGTACAAGCCCGTGGCGTTCTGGTTGCAAGAATCCAAATCGGAAAAACTCTCTAAGTATGTGCCTGGGACAATCTGGGTGGTCAGCATCAAATTGATAAAATTTAAGATTATGCACAGTCTCACATTCTTCACGGACGTGGTCTGGTAATTGTAGGTATTCTGCCTGGGTGGTGATCGCTGGCCAACTAGAATCTGCCACGGCTTGATAACCGTCTACAAGTTGATTATTAAAGTACTGTGAAATAATGTTTTCTCGAACCCACCGGTAATGTGTAGTATCAAGTTTATTATAAGTATCAATCTCTAATTTTTCTGGATCCACGTTGTAGTCTCCGGCACGTAACAAACTTATACATTGCAAAGCCAACAGGTCATCAGTTGTAAACTGTATAGAAATTACTGCAGAGTCAACCAACGGAATGTTGCTGACTGAATAGTGTCCACACTGAAACATGGTGTCACTGAGATACGTTTTTTGATGTGCGCCGCCCAGGGCGTTAAATGGAGTGGGTGCGGCTGTTACTACTTGCCCAAGAATTCGATTACACACAAACTCTAGATAGTTGCCATGTGCACCCCCAACAAAGTCAATGTATATCATTACCATCCAGCCTGTTTTAATATTTCTTGTGAGTAAGCTTGGTCAGCACTGTAATCATTGAATTTCTTTTGCCAAACATCGCTGTCAATGTAGGACCAGATCATGGCAATCTGTGTTTGGTCAAGCGAGTTTAAAAACTTTTGTCCACTCTCACTGTTGTAAATTACCCAGGGACTGATTTTACCTGTGGTCACTGCATGGCATATTGCATTTGCATTGCCATATCTAAGACAATCATGTGCTGGATTGCCTGTGGACTCTTGCCAGGCAATACCATATTCAATTGCACGAGTCAAGGCATCGTCAACTGCTTCTACTCGCAGATACCCAATGAGGTACTCGGTGTAAAATGCATCCTTGCACCAATAGTCAATTTTCTTGTTGTTCTTCAACAACCAGTCCATGAACCTAACTGGGTTCACAGCTCGTAGTCCCATGCAGTACCTACCAAATTTGACAAACGCCCTATAGTAAGGACTTTTGACAAATCCATCCCAGCTCTTTAACCGGCTAGACCCTTGTGTGTAGTCATAGAACTTTAGATAAGCCTGCAACCCTAGTTGCACTCCCATCTCATTGCGTTCTTGTTCCCGTCGTTTTTGTTCACACACATGCACAGCCAGTGTGGTTTCTTTGATAAAACTACGATCACAATATTGACAAACAAACGACATGTTTTAAATTTTCAAAAACTTGTTATAGTGAAGTATCATTGCCCATGTCTTTGAGTTGTGCCGCAAGCTCTTTTTTGGTGTTGATGCGACTCATGAGTTCAACTTCATCCATCTTCATGTTGGGATACAATTTCATCAACATTTTTTTAACATCAGTGTTGCCTTTGTCTTTTTTCTTGGGGGCAATCCACGGATGTGTGTGGTTACCAGTTCCTGGACTCACTGCTGTGCTCATGAGCCACTGCAATTGCGGGTGCTTGTTTACTGTAAAAAAGTGTTTGTTGAGATAGTGATTACAGCTTTGCACATAGTATTCTTGCAGTTCCTGTGTGCCCTGCACTGTGCTACTCCAGCGAATCATGAGATAGGGGCTAAACTTTTTGCGTTCTTCATCAGTGAGACTGCTGTAAAAATCACGGTCTTTGCCATCAAGCCGGGCCATCTCATAGCGTATGTTTAGCCGATCGCTCATTTGATTTTTGCTGCCAATTGGTTGATGACTTCTCTGAGACGCACAATATCTCGGTGCATGCGATTTATTTTATTATCTTGCTCAGCAAGCTTGGCCTCTAGCTCTCGAATCTGGCTGGGAGACTCATCTACTTTGGGTTTGATTATTGGGGCAACAACTGGGTTGTCGGGGTCGGTTTGATATTGTTTCATATGATTACCATGCTAAACTGTAGTTAACTATCTCGCAATTCCTACTAATGTCCTTGACAAAATAAACACAGTCCGGACTAGGATCATTGTTCAAAGGCACTGCCAACATTTGTCCGTTTTTAAGCTTGGGTGCATACCAGGTCACTTCGTGATAAACATCTAGAATTTCTATGCTTGGAAAACTGGGACGAAAGCTACTCAATGGATTGAACTGGAACACTTTAAAGCCACGATCATTTATACTTGTGAGTGGCAATACTTCTAAGTCGCCTAGATCAGGCTCACCTATCAGCACTTGCCAGTCCATGGGCATGCGGATTATATCATTGCCAATTTTAAGCACCAAAGCAGGTGCTGTAAAAGTTTCTAGGTATATCAAAGGTATGTAATGATAATCAGGATTGCTGGGATCTGAATTATCAAGTATGGCGAATCGCATGTCATCCACTTCGTCGGGCAACGTGTTTAGATCATAGGACTGATTGTCATCAAGGGTTAGTATTTGCATAAAGTATATTATATATGGTATCAGGGCTGTAGTCAACCACCTGCCACGGCAATTGATTAAAGTAATCAAGCACATATTCAGCATTGCGTTCGTAAAAACCACAAGTGGTATCACGCCATAATGAGAATAGTGTGCGAGTTCGTTCTAAGGTGATCTCTGGGTTTATCTGCCGGCAGTGATCATGTAACTTGTGTACGTCTTGCAGTAGTTGTGTCAATGACCAACAGCATGGATTGCCTTTGAGCATTGCTTCAAGGCTTGATATTTTATGTACCATTTCACTGACTTCCATTTGTGTTGGTGGTCGGTTGATTTGTGTTAAATTGGGATTTTCTATGAAATAGCAAAAACTAGCATCAACAATGTTGTCCCAGATCACAGCAACACCGTTCCGGCCATAGCTGTTTTGAAGCAATGATGAAGATGGCAACTGTTGTTGTCGGTAACATGCTACTGCAACGTCAAAACGTTCATCATTGTTGCTGTGCAAAATACAATCTATTAAACTGCCACAGCCGCCAGGTGCTGATCTAATTATTTGATTTTCATCCATTCCAGTTTTTCTTGCGTGAAAGGATAGTTTGCTTCTTTGTAATAAGCTTTACGTTTAGTGAGATGTCGTTTGGCAAACTTGCAGGTTGACGTGACATCCCAGATTTGTACGTGGTCTTTGTCTTCTGCTTTTCTAATGCCTCGCCCAATGCTTTGTATAACGCGGACAAAGCTTTTTCCGGGCTCAAGAAGAACCAAATTAAAAATACGGGGGATATTAATACCCACAGCGGCCACACCGTAAGTCGCCACAATAATCTTGTCACTAGATTCTGCCACTTCATCATATTCATCCTGCCTATCTTTGGCTTTGGTTGCACCACTCACAAACACAGCACGTTCGCCCAAGCGTTCAACTAAGGCTTGTCCAGCCGCTACTCGATCTACCAGCACCAATGTGTTGCCTGTTTCATTGACTTGCCGAATCAAACTAGCAATTGTATCTAGTCTGCCAGTTTCTTCCAACAAGTATTTTAATTCACTTTGGTAATTGCTAAACTCAACGTGATCCATCAATTGCACTACGTTAACATGACACTGCGCCAGCACTCCCTGCTGTTGCAGTTCATTGGCAGTGAGCTTGCCAATGACCGGACCCAGACTCACCAACAAGCTTTGGCTTTCAAACTTTTCTTTGGGTATGGTTCCAGTCAATCCCCAACGTATGGGAATCTGACTCATGACTCCGGTCAACAAAGTTTTTAGTGCATCTGCTTTGGCCATGTGCACTTCGTCAACCATGACGCACACCACGCCTTCAATAAACTCTTGTATGGTGCAATCACCAACACCAGCTTTGGTATTTTTTAACAACACATTGAGACTCTGCCAAGTACATATAGTATGTTGCCGTCCCCACTCTTTGCGATCGCCATAATAGACCCCAACGTCAAGACCCAAATTGACATAGTCTTTTTCTGTTTGGGTGACCAGGCTTTTATTGGGAACAATGACAATACTGCGTCCATGATGTCCCACGTGCCAACTCAGGGCCGCGGTCATAATTGTTTTACCTGCACCCGTGGCCACTTCTTGTATGCACTGCGGATTTTGCAGGAAGCTGTTGATAATGTCAACTTGATAGTCACGCAATTTGATGGGCTGTCCTTGTTGCGGGTGTCCCTTGGGCCAGGCTTTGTCGGCAAAAGTATCTTCTGAAGCTAGAGAAAACTCAAAGGTAGTAGAATACTCGCGTTGATCATCCAGCTCAATGTCATAGTTCATTTGCTCAAGCATGGGGATAATCTCGGGCAATAAATTTACATAAGTGCTGCCCCCCAGTTGAAAGTAGGCAACTTTTCCATCCCAACGACCTAGACGAACTGCCGGCAAGTACCTGGCATAGGGGATATCGTATTTGAACTTGGCCACAAGTTTTTTACGGGCTTCAAGATCAAGTCCTTCTATTTTGATGTTGACTTCGTCTTTTATAGTAATAGTCGCTGTTTTCATATTTGTTAATTGTACAGGACTTTTTAAACAAAGTCAAGAAAAATATTTGGCCATTTCTGGAAAGGTGTCAGTAAAGCTTGTATTCCGGTATTGGTCGTGTTGTTGTGTTCGTTGTACAAACTCAGCAAAGTGTTCACTGTCGTCAACATTGGCCAACATCCTGGCCCAGGTGCGTGTGTCAAGATACGGGCTCTTGGACAGCTTTGATATTATATACTGTTTGGCTTCGCCGGACCATACTGATGCTCTAAAATGCTGGGGCAAGTGCACTCGTCCCAGCCAAGGTTTTGGCAATCCTATATCATTGCACCATTTGAAAAACTCTGGCAAGTAGGCTATGTTAAATGCACTCACTGTCTTTGACACACTGAGTTTAATATTGTCAATGCGCCGTGCATGTTCCACATACTGTTTGACGTTTTCCACAGTGCTCTGCCACACTGCCGGAAATCTTATGTACTCGTATTGATCACCAACGCCATCAATGCTTAGTTGTAAATCAATTTCTCGAAAATGTGACCAAAGACGCCACCAGTCTGGGCCTGGGAACATAGTAGCGTTAGTGGTGTAGTGCAGACTTACAGTACGTGATTGGCCGCTGTCGATGTATTTCTGTAGAATTTCATGCTGTAAAGGCACTCCACTCAAAAATGGCTCCCCGCCTGGTATGTCAATGTGCACCAGTCCCGGAGCATTTGTAAGAAAGTCGTTGACAAAGCCTTGCTTGTAAAAATGGTTTGGGGGCACATCAATGTTGTAGATTTTTTTGTATTCAGCCTGCCAGCGACTTGATGCCATGGGCCCGCAAGTAATACAAGTTAGATTGCAAGTATTTCCAAATGCTATACTGGCAGTTAAAATTTTTGCCTGCTCTAGATCATAGTCATTGTAGTGCTGTTGCCAGCGTTCATGATCTAGCTGACGTTTGCTTTTTATGTTGTTTTCTTCTTCGATACGGCAACGATCACAACCCTGGGGCCATTTACCTTCAAGGAAATCCTTTTTCACCTGTGCCAATGTGTTGCTGTGTCGATAATCTACTAGAGCATGCGTTTTAATATTATTGGCGTGGTCAGGATACGCTGAATTATTGAACTTGCAACAGGGTGTTATTTCACCCTGGCTGTCAATGTCAATGTTACTCCATGGGGCATAGCAAAAAGTCATTGTTGTAATTGTATGTTCTTCAAGATAACACCACAGTCAAGGTATGTCTGCTGGGGGCAAGGTTTGTATTTCATGCCATGAATATTTCATAATTCCGGCTTGTATAAATTGTGCGACATCGGCTGGAAATTCTCCATAGGTCAAATGAATTGAATTATTGCTCATGGCCAATGGCAAGTCAACTGTTGGAGCAAGTAACACCTGATGATTTTTTGCTATAAAAATCTGATGGTTTCCTATTAGACTAATATTCCAGTCCGATGACCGAATAAACTCATCAACTGCCCAGGTGACCTCGGGCCACATAGAATTCATGTAGTCATCTACACAAATTATGCCATTGCATTTACTTTGAACTTGAAGCAAATCGGTTAACACCTTGTGGTATTTTTTATTTGCATCCAAGTGCACAAACGAATATTGCTGGTGTAATTTTGGTATTCCAATTTGAGTATCCTCAATTCGATAGTCAATTGATAAATTATACTGCTTGATCAATTGCTCAAATGGTTGCTGACTATAGCCTTGACACCAATCGTCGATTATAGTTAAATTTTTAGACAGCTCGTACAAAGTCAATGCACTTCCGCCATACCCAGTGCCACACTCTAGCATGGGTTTTCCTGCAAACTGTTGGGCTAGTTTATAAAACAAATACCAGTCCACACCAGTTTTGCCTGGTTTTGGCACTTGCCCGTCTAGTTGTAATTGTAATAATTTGCTCATGTAAAAACTTTATCAAACTTTGATTGTAATAGTTCAGCTATGACAGATTGACTATTGGGACCAGGGTGCCCTTCGGTGTTGCTTTCTATAAAATCAATTTGGTGATTGTAAAACGGATCGTATAAATTCAACCAATGACTCTCTTGAATGCCACCAAATTTTTCATACGAAGAGTGCATAGTGTCGTACAGTGACTTTGTTTCCGAATCATCTCTATCCTCTGACAACAGTATTTCCCTGGTGAATTCATCTAATTCAGATGGCGTTGCCCACTCAACTTTTTTAAGAAATTGCTGGTGTTTCCACGGTAGACAATAATTTACAAATCCAATCTGACACGAGTATTGTTTTGCAATCTCAATCAATAAATTGCATTTAATTACAAGATCTAAAATATCCCAGTGATAATTGTAATATCGTGTGTTAAATTTTTGTTTTATCTGATCTTTGATAGTTATTGTTTGATTATTTACTAAGTTGATGTCAACAAAGTTATTTGGGAAGGACACATAGGGACTGGAGGTTCGATACAATTCAAATCCATAATTAATATTTGTGCGGGGTATCAGAGACCAGGTCACCATGGCATGAGTAAAATTTCCAGTTCTAATATTGGCGTAGGTTTCGTTAAAAATTTCAGCATTGTCAGCACCAACTATGCTGGTGTTTGTTATATCACACAAGGGAAATTGTGCGTTAATTAGAGACGTGGGCCAAAAAGATCGCATCATCTCTTCATTGGTAAGTCCATACCCGGCACTGGCACTGGAACCTGAGATTAAAAACTTTTTCACTGTGACAGTTCCTGTAGTTTAATTTGTAACTGTTTATAGATGGTCTGATTGGCTTGTTTAGTATAGTGCACAACATCGCCTCGGTTATCTAACCAAAATTTATAAAAATTAATCATACAATCAAATTGGTATAGGTCCGCCCAGTCAAAATGTGTGATGTGCAACACCTTGGAATGCTGGGTTATTTGATCTATTTCTCGACAACAACTACTATGAATAAACTTGTAATAGTCTAGATCAAAAATATGTTTGTAATAACTAACAATGTCTTGAGCAATGGCGACTTGATTTAATTTAGATTCAGCATCGGCAAAAATAATGTCACTGGATCTGTACAAATGGTTGTCGGGGTATAAAGGATTGGATTCACAATGAATCCTATTGGGACTGGTATGACTTATTACAACAAAATCATAATCATCTAAGTCAACTGATTGCAATTTTTTCAATATTTTGTATTGCCCTATGCCAGGAGATGATAGGTTTGTCACTGTGAAATCTTGTTTTAACAGCACAGGCCATCCAAGATCGCCGGACAGTTGTTCCGAAGAAAAACTATCTCCAACAATCAACACTCTTTTTTCCGTCATAGTAGTAATTATGTACTTTTGTCAAGAAGTCAAAAAAAGAGGTACCGGTTTAAGGGTACCTCTAAACAAATCGCCCAGGAGCTAGTCTGATAATGGCGATTTGGTAAACAGTCTAGGCGTGCTCTAATTCAAATACCTGATATCCCGAATAAGGATAGTTTTCTTGTAGCCATTCTACCAGGCCTGGTTCCCAGGGATAGACTATTGTACGGTCTCGATTGGCAATGTATTGTATCATTTTAGTTGTCCCAGGTGTCAAGAAGTATAATGTACCCGACCATGAAAAACAGCCAACCTTGTGCGGTGTTGCCTTGTGAGAAATATTGTAGGCCACTTAGCACATTGATACCACCAATTGTGTATCCAATCTGTTTGCGATACGTACCAAACCAAACTGTAAATTTTTCAAGCATTATTATTTCCTTTACTAATTTAGGCACTCTTCATGCAAGTAGTCTCAGCCATGAGTCTCCACTTTGCAGGGAAGCTTTTAACCAAGTCTGCAATCTTAAGAGCCATACGCAGGCTCATCTCACGCAGGCGAGCTTGGTTGACATTCATGAAGTCAATGATGTCATCTTGTTGCATCTCTGAGAACTCGTAGTCCTGGAACAACACACCATCTCGGGCAATCTGTTTAATGCGCAGGATCTTGTCACGCATGGTGTCAAGTGTCAAGTCCAAGTAGTGACAGCGACTCTGCAATGCATCCAAGTGGTCACGCAATTTTTGTGACTTCATCTTGTCAAACTTCAAGTTAGTGATAAAAATAACACTGCCTCGGAACTCAAAGCTGTCTGGGATGCCTTCGCGGCGCAGAGTACTGCTCTCTGACAGCCATGAAATCTTACGCTTCTTACCTGAGTCCAAGGCACCCTTGAGCAAGTTAAGAGCAACGTCATCTAACAAGATGCTGTCGCAGTCATCAAACACCAACACACAATTGGCGTCACTGTATTTGTACAGTGTTTGGTACAAGCCAATTGGGGTGGCACTGCCTTTGACTACCTCAGCACGTAGACGCTTGCCGGCAATCTTGTCAAACATACAGGCCTTGTCAACTTCGGCTTCTACGCCGTAGCTCTTGCCCACGCCCGGGGGGCCGCTGACAATCATTGCACGGATGTCGCCTGCTGTGGCTGCCTTGGTCATCTCAGTGAGAATCTCAAAACGCTCGCGGATCCGAGTCATTGCTTGTTCTTCAGTTTCTACTGCCACTGATTGTTTAAACTCTACAGTCTTGGTCTGTGCTGTCACAGTGTCTCCTCCAACAATTTCAATATCCTCGATGCCGTCAACACGAACACGCACCACGTCAAACTCGGCGCCAAAATGGCCCTCGCTTTTTACAGTTACAAAGCCGCCGCGGGCGCCTTTTGTAAAATCTTTAACAAGAGTAAACGCAACACCACGCACGTTTTGATTGCGGTAAGTGCCTTTGTGTATTACAACTTGGGTCATTCCTAGCTCCTTTTTAATTTCTATACAAGTATTATAGCAAAAGTTGAATTATTGGTCAACCGGCGCAAACATGCGTGAGCCTTGTGCCACAAAAACCCGATAAGCTTCCAGGGTTTTTTGGGGCTGAGCCAAGGGATTCTTTTGGATGAATGCCAGGGTTTCCGGCAGGGGCATGCCCAAGAATTCTGCTTCTTTTTGCAAGTGTTTGATTGCTGTAGTGATCTGCATATCTGCTCCTTTGTTGCTTACTATGCTTGTATTATAGCAAATGACGTATTTCTGGTCAACCGTTTTTTACATTGTTTTTTGTGTACTTTGATGCGTCAGCACAACATCTAAGGGCGTAAACCGCCCATGATGGCAAAAATGTATACTCAAGTACTGGTTTTAGGGAGCAAAACTGCAAACTCAAGTACTAGTTTTTAGATGAGTTTTCCGTTGCGATCAAACTTGATTGGTTGGCTAAACTCCGGAAAATGTACGCCATGCGGTGCAAGATATTGTGCTATACGCAATAATGATATATTTAGAATCTCCTGAATATCTTCATATTCAAAATCATTCATATACAATATATTAATATTATAATCCAGGTCTTCATCGACATCTACAAAATCATCAGAATCAAGAACTGTACCGTCATCATATTCGATAATCAATGGCTGATATTCTTTAAACTCATTGTATTCTTTTAAATCAAATTTGGTGTGCTCTTTAATCATGCTTGTTCCTTATTAGTTAATATACAAGTATTATAGCAAATGACGTATTTCTGGTCAACCAAATTTTAAACAGTTTGGCCTGCTACAAGGCGTCGAATACGGTGGGCCATGTCTTCGGGGGTGTCGCCTTTGCCTGTGAGCATAAAGGACGTATACTCCACCATGTCGGCACTCTTAAACTCCAGGTCAATGCCCAGGTTCTTAAACACCAGGTTCACTTGCTTGAGAGTCTCAACCACTGTTTCGTGTACAAGGGTACAGGTGTCGTTGTTGATTTCCTCATCGTAGTACTGCAAATCTTCTGCAAGAAATTTGTTGTAGGCACCCTGGTCGTCCATGATACAGAACTTGCCAAAAGCCCGGTTAAGATCAGGGTCCATAAAGTCATCAATGCCTTCACCAATGTCGTTGGTGTCAATGCTGTTAAGACGTTCTTGTTTAGTAAATGTACGCATCTGGGCTCCTTTTGTGTTTGTATGTGTGTATTGTAGCAAATGGTGAATTATTGGTCAACCAGGCAATGTGTTGTTTTTTAGCCACAAAAAAACCCTACAATTTGCAGGGTTTTTGAACAAGCTTGTCTGTGAATTAGCTTGCATAGGTTGGGTTAAGCCTTGGGGGTGACACAAACAAATCAAACTCCAATACATCCCCGTCTTGAATGTCAATGGGCCAATTACCTTCTTCTCCAGGCTCACGCTCAATGAGCTGATCTACTCCGTTAATTCGAATATTTCTTTTTGCATCGTACATACGGGTACCATCAGGGTTGGCGCCAACCGAGGTTATGAAATTGTTTTCAATAGGCACTGTAATGATGTATTCACGATTGACATACTTGATTGAGTCTGGGTGTAATCCATCTTTTGGTGCTGAATACTTGTCAAAAAATTGTTGGTCATCTAATAGAAGAATGTCTTGTTCAAATTCCTCGATTGAAGCTGGTTTGTAGCCAGGCCAAACTGCTTCGGCACGGAGCGCCTTGGTTATGCCGGCTTGTATATGATTCATTGTAATCGCCCACACATTAAGAACACCGCCCTCTCCTAGGCCATTTACTGTGATCTTGACTGGTATAGCATCACCAGCCACAGAGCTGTCTGTTTCCCAGGTACAAACAATGTCTGAATCCTGGTCAAGTATGTCTGGCGTGCGTGGAACTGGTGCCTGTTCGGGCACTGTGCCATTGAACACTTGTGCTCCGTTAAACTCAACAGTGACTGTTGCTGGGGCGGCAGAATCCCCCCAGGCTTTTCCAATTAATCGATTAGTGCGTATAGCCATGGTAATTGTCCTTTATTAGATTTATTTATGCCAGCTCATTTTTAGCGCCAGTGTTTTACAACAAAATCATCATGAATTTTGTCGGGTTTTGGGCGGCCATGAAAAATTACAATTTTCAGACCCGGGGTAACTACAGCGCCAGCGCCGGGACGACGATGTGTGCGTGTCTTCATGTCTAGCCCACCGTTATCAACTTGCCACCGCCAGCTTTGTACTGCTGTGGGATCAATAAATCTTCGGTCAACTAAGTCTATCATCACACTTATATAGTCTTGATCTCCGGGATATTGATCCATGATTTTTTTCATGTCGCTCTGAGAAAACTTCTTCCAAATGTGTTGGAATTTTTGTGTATCCCAAAACATGACACTGGAATTTATCCCAGTCCAATTTGCTCTCCACAGCGATCTAAAATCTTTAATGGTCCAAAAATGATTGGATGATAGACCCAACATCCAATCTAAGTTGTCGACTATTAGCACATCGAGATCAAAATACAGTAGTCTTCCGGGCACATGCACAGGGTTAAACATCTGCATTTTATACCACCAAGCTCGCTTTGGGCCATTAGCTGCCGGCCAGGAATCCAGGGAATGTTTGATCATGTGTGCTGGCACTTCGCGTTCGGCTTCGGTGAACACATGCAATTTTATTGGGTAAGAAAAATTGCGTTGTAACATAGAATACAATTTTTCTACGTAGTCCCAGGAATATTTGTCCCCGTGAATTAAACAAGCACAATCCACTGTGAGTTCTTGATGATGTTGTAATGGCATAAGATTTCATATTTACCATTATCGCAGCCTATAAATATGATTATGAAAATCGTTATAGTAACCGGTGGCTTTGACCCCATACATTCTGGTCATATTTCTTATCTCAATCACGCTGATCATTTGGGTGATTTGTTAGTTGTTGGTTTAAATTCTGATGCGTGGCTTGCTCGTAAAAAAGGTCGTCCGTTTATGACCTGGCGTGAGCGCATGGCAATTTTAGACAATTTACACATGACAGATCATGTCATTGAGTTTGATGACAGCGACGGCACAGCCTGTGATGCTATTCGTCGAGTCAAAGAAATGTTCCCCACAGACGAAATTGTGTTTGCCAACGGCGGAGATAGAACATCTGACAATATTCCTGAAATGGTGTTTGATGATGTGGAGTTTGTATTTGGAGTTGGGGGAGACGACAAAGCCAACTCCAGTTCATGGATACTAGAAGACTGGAAGAAACCCCGAACAACTCGCGCCTGGGGCTACTATCGTGTGTTGCACGAAGTAGGCGCAAATACCAAACTAAAAGAACTCACTGTGTCTCCAAAAACATGCCTGAGTATGCAACGACATGATCAACGTGCCGAGTTTTGGTTTGTGGCCGAAGGCGAGGCTGCTGTCTACACCCTGGACTCGTCAAGTGATCATGATCTAGTAGGACACTACCAGGCCCATGAGCATATTTTTATTGCCCAGGGTGAATGGCACATGTTGTGCAATGAAACTGACCAGCCACTCCGGTTAATAGAAATACAGTACGGCACTAACTGTGTGGAAGAGGACATTGAACGCCGATGAAAGCCATACCAGTTTACATTGGGTACGATCCGAGAGAAGCCATTGCCTTTCACACCTGTGCCAACTCAATCATACGACATGCGTCAAAGCCTGTGTCTATTATTCCTGTGGCATTAAACTTGTTTCGTGACTACGAAGAAACACACACAGATGGCAGCAATCACTTTATCTACACACGTTTTCTAGTACCACACCTGCAAGAATACACAGGCTGGGCAATCTTCATTGATGGTGACATGATTGTGCGTGATGATATTGTAAAGTTATGGGAATTACAGAATCCTTATAACGATGTCATGGTGGTCAAACACGATTACAAAACTTGTATGCCTGTAAAATACCTAGGAGCAAAAAATGAAGACTATCCTCGAAAAAATTGGAGTAGTGTTATTCTGTGGAATTGTAATTCTTTTCCTAACAGGAAACTTACTCCCCAGTTCGTCCAACACGCCACCGGCAGTGAGCTCCACCGCTTCTCGTGGTTAGATGATGACCGCATTGGTGAACTACCTCCTGAATGGAACTGGCTGCCTGATGAATACGGTATCAACCGAGATGCCAAACTATTACACTACACGCTAGGCACGCCTTGTTTTCAAGAGTTTGCTGACACTCCACAAGGCGATGAATGGCACAGAGAACGCATACTTACAGAGTATTGCCAGCAAAGGTTGATAGAATGAGTGATGGCAGTGAGAGATCAGCACCAAGACCTAGAAGTGTTGATGCAAATACATTTGCAAGCAATTGGGAATTGACGTTTGGA